ACGTTGGTGGCATCGTTCATGCGCGCTTCGATCAGGGGGACGACGCTATAGTCCAATTGCACCAGGCCCTCGAATCCGAGGAACGGGATCGCGGTAAGGTAGCCCTTGAGGTTGAACTCGGCGTTCTGCAGGCCGGGGGTGACGCCAGGCTGGTTGAACGATCCATCGTAGCCAACGTTCTGCACCGTCACCATCGGGTTGCCCTGCAACGGCACGGTGATGGGCGAGAGACCGCCGGAGGCCACCATGGCATGCGACAGCATGGCCGCCATCCACGGCGTCGACTTCCATAACTGGACGAACACCTTGGGCAGGAAGGCACGGCGGGTGATGGCCGCAAGCTCGGCGGCGATGGCGCCCTGGGCGGGGATGATGCCTTGGCCGAATTGCGGCATGGATTATCTCCTGTTACGGCCTTCCGCCGGCGCGGAAGTGATCCAGCATCGAATAGGCGACGTCCTGCGCCACCTTTTCCGGGTTGGAGAGGAACGCTTCGGCGGTCGAGCCCTCGGGCACCGGCAGTTCCCACAACTGACCATGCCGCGTGCGCTCCGGGCGCGGCCCGTTGGGGGTGATGATGTCGCGATTTTCCGAGGCATAGATCTTGGCGGCGTCATCCCAGCTAAGGTTCTGGTACTTCTTCAGCGGCCCTGCCTCGATCGCCTTGACGATCTCCTCGCCGTGGGTGTCGACCATGCGCTTGCGGCCGTTGGCGCGCCGCTGCGCCGCCGCCGCGGCGTTGCTCTCAGCCTTTTCCTTCTCGCGCTCGGCCTTTTGCTCGGCCTTGAATTGCTCCATCTGCACGTCGGCCGGCAGGCGATAGCCAGGATCAATCTCCTTGACCAGTTCCAGGGTCTTTTGCCGGGTCTTGGGATTGCCGGACATGCGCTGCAGCAACAGGCCGAGCGACATGGCGGTCTGCGGATGAATGTTGCCGGGGAGGGCCATGGCTATTTCCCTGTGCGCGCCAGTTTGGCGGCACCCTCCATGTGATGCTGCAGCGAATGCTGCGGGTCGTGCTTGCCTAGTTTCGATTTCTCGTCACCAGAGGTGACCATCGACAGGCCGGGGTAGCCGCGCGGATTGTCGTATTGTTCGGGCTCCATGCGCTTGACCGCCTCCGGGCCGCTGATGCTGTTGATCAGGCGCGAGGATATCGGCACCGACCGATCGGTGATGCCGGTCCAGGTTGCCGGCGCCTTGGCGGCGCCCCCGACCTGGGTCTCGAACGGCGAGGTGGTCTCGTAGTAGTTGCGGCCCTTGTCGGAACCTTGAAACATGTTGCGCTTGCGCGATCTATTGCGGGCCATCACACCGGCTTCCCTTTGCGGGTGAGATCGCCTTTTTCCAGTCCCATGGGGCGATCGCGTTCCGGTACCTTGGAGGCACCGGAGAACCCACCAAGCTGCGGATAGCTAGGAATGTTCTGAAACATGTTGTTCTTTTTTTTGCGCTCCCCCATGTTGCCCACGGGAACCTTGGGTTTCAGATATTCGCTCATCTAAAAACCTCCCATACCGCCACCCATGCCACCGCCCATGCCGCCACCCATTGGCATGGGTGATGGGCCACCCGGAGAGAGACCGGGCGGCATGTTGTGACCCTGCAAACCGGAACCGGACTTGGCCGCCTGGCTGATACGATCGGCGGCGGCGCCGGTCAGATCGTCGTTTTCCGATTTGCCGAAATTGGCTTCCAGGCGCAGCACCGACTGCATCAACGCCTGGCGGCGCTTGTCGCCGACCGGGAAGGCGTTGAGCGACTTCATCAGGATGGGGATCACCGCCTTGATGTCGGCCATTGCCGCTGCCTCATGGCCGGCGCCGGCGCCGGGCGAGGTCGCCGGTGAGGTGCCGGGACCGGTAGGACCACCCAATGGAGATTTTGGCAGGATGCGCGGCGGGGCGCCGCCCTGCGGACCCATCGGCATCGGGCCACCGGGAAAAACTGGCATCAGGTTGCTCGCAACCGTCTTCGCGAGATCATGGCGGGGAAACTACCGCCGGAAACAGCGGGATGAATAGGGACAGGCGGATTAAGCAAAAGCCCCGGCCGCCAACCGCAAGCCAGGGCTTTACGCGAAGCGTCTCCAACTTCAGTCTAGCGTCGCCGGCCGCGACGATGGCGCCTACGTGCCATGCTGCCCTCCTGTTGTTGCCTGGCATGGTGGCCAGTATTAAAAGGACGCAGGTTGGGGTACCACCAACAAAAAGGCTAGAATAGCGACATCAGGCAACTCTTGCTGTCTTGCCCTTGCCGCCAGGCTTGATGCCCTGCGCCATCTGCGCCGCCTGTTCCTGTTTCTCGGCAATGATGCGCTTGCGCAATTTGTGGATAGCGGCGTCGGCATTGGGCGGATTGAGCATGCGGATGTACATTTCGCGGTCGATCGACTGCGACTTGAACAGCTTGTCGGCCAGCAGCGCCGAATCCTCGGAAAACAACGGAGAATGGCTGTGTCCTGCAACCCGAATCTTGAGGCGAGGCTCCGCGATCTGCGCCGGCAACAGCACCTGACCCTGGTCCGTGCGCATTCGCACTTTACTGTTGCGCTGTATGATCTTGATTCCTATCTCCGCCAATTTAACCAGGGAATCCTCAAGGCTGACGGCGACCTTGCGGATACGCCCGCTGCCGGTCAGGACCGCCTGCTTGGCCTGCTTGCCCGAGCGAATGCCCTGGTCACCGCGGCCCATGACTGTCTCGGTCAGACCCGAAGCCTCCAGAAATATTGCACCGATCTCTTTGAACTCGGCGAATAGATCGGGCACCGGCGGCGGCCGCAATTGCTCGATCTTGGCACCGGGAACTTGATCATAAACCCACGAACCGGGACCGCCGAGCGCGTCGATCTTCTCGTCGGTCATGCCGAGCCACCCGGACCCGACCTTGGGCGGGTCGACCCCTTGCTCCAGGAGGTCGGCGATCTGCTGCAACCTCTCATTGGTCCAGATCTGCAGCGGGATCAGGCGGTCGCAATGCGCCTCCCCCCAGAAATAATCCGGGCGTTTATAGGGAATGACCGGCACGAACGGGTGCTCTTGCTCGATGCCGAACTCGTTGCCCTCGCCGGCATAGGTGGACGCTGCGCGTTCGCTGTCGGCCTTGCGCATGGCGGCGGCGCTCTCGCGCGAATCCGACAACACCCCGTCGATGCCGTCGGCCTTGATGAACTGCATGTAATCGTTGGAGTTATCGTCCCACACCCACACCTCGTGAAACCGCACAGTCGGGTTCTCGGTCTGCGACTGGTAGGTGGCGCGCGGCTGAAAATCCGTCGACGCCCGCCCCATCATGGCCCCGGCGATATTGGGACCGCCGGTGGCATCGATGATCAAGGTGGAAAGGATGGGGGAGATATCCTCATCGAACGGACCGGGATAGCGGCGCAGCTTCTTGATCTCGCCAGCACGGCCGGCGCGCTGCAGCCGTTGCACGGCATTCGACCAATTCAGCGAGTAGGACTGGACGAAGGCTTCCTGTGAGTCGAGATCAGGCTCGGATTCGTCATAGACACAGAAAGAATTGGGCAGCAGCAGTTTTCCAAACAGATCATCACGTGCATTATTCCAACCCAATTTGATAAACATGGCCTCCAGATCAAGCGACCAATACACAGCATCGGCATAGAGCGAGGCCAGGCCGCAATCGCGGAAACTGTCATTCCATTCGTCCTCCAGCGCCTCGTGTTGCGCCACCATGCGGTCATCGGAATTGCGCGGGGCGGAGATCGAATAGCGGCAATGATCGGCGGCAAACAGGAACGAGGACACCAGATCGAGGTGCGCCTGCAGGCGATTGTACTTGACCTCGATGGTGTAATCGTTGGTGCCATAGTCGAGATAGCGCCGCCGCATCAGGTACAAGAGATCACGATCGCGGCGCGACGAGGTGCAGATCTCGAACACCTCGTCGATGGCATTGTCACGCGCCTTTTTCGAGGTGGGAATAATCATGGGATCATGGCCGATGCACGGCCTCATATCTGGGGACCAGCCCGGTCGAGGTCGGCGAATCAGGGCGCACCTTCGACTTGGTGCCAACACCGTGGCTTACTTTGGCGGTGACCCCGGCCGGGGCGCAGTAGGCCTGGTTGATGTTACCGTCCTTGCCGACCGGGCAATCAATGGCCCAGCCGGGTGCTGCGGCAAACTTCTTGGTCGCCATACCGGCAATGGATGGATTGAGCTTCGGCGCCATGCGCTCGCCCATGCGCGGCGAGTTGTAATTCTTGTCGCCGACAAAGGCCAAAGCCTCCTTGACCGTGGCGTCGACATTGGCGGTCCTGGCCGAGATCACCCCAGTAGTCTTGGGGATCCACTGCACCTTTTCCCCGCCGCATCTGGGACAAGGCGGGTGATCGAGATCGGCAACGGTAAACTCATGCTTGCAATTGCGGTTCAAGCAAAAATAGGTGCGATAGATCATGCTGCGCGCCGTGGCCGTTCATAGCGCGGCAGGCGATGCCAGCGCTCGGGGTCGATGATCAAGAAATTATTGTCCTGACCGCGCCGCCAGCGTAGGCCGGCCTCAACCGCACGGATAGCGACAGTCAGGCGCGCGCGATGGTTCCGCGTGAGCCCGATCTCGCCCTGCAGCAGGCGATAGAGGCTGGAGCGCGGGACGCCTGACCAGTCGCACAGGCGCAGGATGGGAACGTAATTGTCGCGGCGGCGGAACTCGGGATCATAGCGGATGCGCCGCATCCAGGTCCTGATCTCGTCCAGCGTCAATTCAGGGAACGCTGCCA